TTATTTTCTGTCAATCCGGATGTATTCGGAATAACTGATTTCCGCATAGGGATTGTCGCTCGAAACAGTCTGGTGCACGGCCTTGACCCGTTTCCAGAACCACCAGCCCTTGTATTCGACCCACACGGTCTGCCGTAGCGTTACCGGCACGCGGATTTCTCCTTTCAGACACCCCTCTTCGATCAGTCCCGTCAGCCGGATATGAGGCGTTATCATCTCCACCTTCTGCCGTAATACGGGCACGGTGTCCCGGATGACGACCGTGTCGCGTACCGCGGCATCGATGGGGCCTGCGACTTCCATCTCGTGCCTTGCTGCCGCTTCGAGGTTTTTGACCTTCACGCCGAGCCGCCTGATGGTCGCGGCATCCTCCTCCCGGAATCGTCTGTACTCGTCGAGCGTCAGTTGCAAGGTTCTGGTATCGAGCGCCATCGTCGCCGAATCCACCCGTATGCGCCTCACTTCCGAGAGCAGTGCCGTGCTGTTCGATTGGTAACGGTCCCGTTCCCCTTTCAGCCGCACCGTGTTCCGGTGCTGGAGCCAGACGATACCACCGAGCAGTACGACAGCCGCCAGCAGGCATTTCACGAGTATCCTATTCATAGGCCATCGCGCTTTCGGGGATGAACCAAAGAAACTCGTCCATGTACGCCTCTTCCAGCAGCACCAGCGCGCCCCTGTTCCTCTTCCGCCCGGAAGAGAGATCCTCGACGACGAGTCCGCGCCGTCCGGCCAGCTCGCCGAGCCTCAGTTCGGAGAGCTCCGCCGAGGCTATGATCGTCACGTATGCGTTTTTAACCATGTCCTACCTCCCGTTATAGTGGTTACTGTGTTCCAGCAGCGAGCGTATGTCCTCGCGTATCTCGTGCAGGTCGTTCTGTATGGAGGTGAACTGCGTCATCGTCGCCTCGAACACGGCCTTGTCGAGCTTGATGGCGTCGATGCGGTCGTACTGGTCCTGAATCCTCTCCTCCAGCTTTCCGCAGCGTTGTTCCAATTCAGAAATCTGCCGGGTGTTGTTCAGGTGCTGGACATACATCGTCAGCACGAACGAGAGCACGACCGTAATCATCCTGAAATGCTTTATTACAAACTGTTTGAACTGTTCCATATATCTCTATTCCATTAGTAGTGTGAATGCTTCCCTGATGGCCCGGAGCAGGGCTTCCGCCGCCTCGCTGTTCCAGAACCCGTAGATGACGAGGGCTATCATGATCGCCAGATAGACCCACCATGCTATCTCCTTGCGGTCAATCTTCCGTTTCCTCATCCTTGGGCGTGTTAGCGGGTACGATGACATTGAAGATGACGTTCCCGTCACTTCCCTCGATGCGCAGGCGGTTCTCCTCCCTGTGTTTGATGGGGAATATCTCCATGAGCGCCTTGGCGGCGTTGACCGAGACGGCCCGCAGCGGTGCCGGCGAGAGCGGGACCCCGAAGCGGTCGGTGTAGTCCGTCGTGGCGGTCTCGTCCATCACGGCTTTCAGCGTCTCCGTCACTTGCAGCTTGACGGCCATCGTCTCCATCTCGAACCGTTCGGAGGAGAGCAGTGCCTTGATATGCTCCAGCACGTGTGGTTTGTGGATCAGGTAGTTGGCGGCCGAATGCGGGTTCTTCGCCGCCTTCTCGCCGAATGCCTCGACATAGCATTTCTTCGGGCGGCCGGCATATTCCAGCCCGCCGTTCACGTAGAGCTCGCAGAATTGCAACTCCTCGTCGGAGAGCGCCTTCTCCTCCCTGTTTTCGGGTATGTTGTTCGTTTTTCCGGTCATCTTCTCTTTTTGTTAAAGAGTAGGCGGATTCCCCTCCGGTTGTTTTTGGAACTCCCTGTTTCTGCGTGTTTGTGCATTTTCGGCTCAAAATATCACGAATTCATCATCTTTTCGGCTCGCGTTGAGCCGAAATGCGCTGTTTATTTCGTATCTTTGAGCCGAAAAACGATTTTAATATGACGACACTCGATTCAATACTTCACTACCTGCATTACCATACGGGGGCATCGAGGACGGAAATAATGGCCGCTCTTCCTGTTCAGGTCAGTGCGGCAACGGTCAAACGCCTGCTGGCGGAGGCAATCAGGCAGGGGCAGGTTATGGTTGAAGGAAAATCCCGCGCATCGAGATATTCCATCACCCCACAAGCGCATCTGTTGATGCCATTCGATACGGACGCCTATTTCCAAAAGGAGATCGACGAGCGGGAGGTTCAAACCTCGTTCAACTTCGACCTGCTGGAGAGACTGCTGCCCGGCGTGTCGCTTTTTTCTGGGGAAGAGCAGCAAAGGCTGGACAAGCTCCAACAGGTTTTCACGGACAACGTGTCTTCCCTGTCGGAAGAGGGTTATAACCGGGAGATGGAAAGACTGGGGATAGACCTGAGCTGGAAATCATCCCAGATCGAGGGAAATACCTATTCGCTGCTTGAAACGGAGCGCCTGCTCAAAGAACGCGAGGAAGCGAAGGGGAAAAGCCGCGAGGAAGCGATCATGCTGCTCAACCACAAGGATGCCCTGCATTTCCTGCTGGAAGAGCCTTCGTACTTGCAGGAGTTGTCGGTCAGCCGGATAGAGGATATACACGCGTTGCTGGTGAAGGATCTGAACGTGGAGCGCAATATACGTTCCCGGCGTGTCGGGATAACGGGTACGAACTACCGGCCCCTCGACAACGCGTTCCAGATAGAGGAGGCCATGCGTGCCATGTGCGATCTGGTAAACAGCCGCCGTAACATATTCGAGAAGGCGCTGCTGACGCTTGTGCTGATTTCTTACATACAGCCCTTCTCCGACGGCAATAAACGTACGGCGCGTATCGTGAGCAACGCGATTCTCATAGCGAACAGGTATTGTCCGCTGTCGTTCAGAACCGTGGATTCCATCGACTATAAGAAGGCCATGCTCGTCTTTTACGAACAGAACAACATCAGTGCGTTCAAGAAGATATTCATGGAACAGTTCGCTTTTGCCGTGAACACCTATTTTTGAGTTTCCCGGGATACTCCGCCGGCTGTATGCCTGTTACGGCATGCCGTCAGGCGGAGTTCGCATTTCGTTCCTGCCGGGAGGTTTTATGAAACCGGCTTTTGCCTGAATCAACTGCTCGATAAGCGTGTCATAGAAGACCTGCGCCAGCGCGTCGGCACACGCCTCGGCGTCGGCGAGCGAGTTGATAAGACGCATGTTGAACTTGATTTCGAGGTCGTAGCCCGATATGACGGCCATGAGCTCGTTCCCGTCGTAGCCCAACGCCCCGTAGGTCATGCGATCCGCCGTGCGGAAGGTGACGGTTTCGGGAACCTGCTCCCGGGTATCCTGCTTCTCCTGTTCCATGTGTTATATCTTGAAATGTTCGCGTGTCTTCTCCTTTTTCCTTACCATGTCCGCAACACTACTCTCGCCGTTGCGCAGCCGCGAGGTATAAACTCCCAGTATGTCGAGCGTCGCCGTGACGTCCGCCGTCGCATCGTGGGCGTCGTCCAGCTCCACCCCCAACTGCGCAGCAATCAGTTCCAATTTATAGGAGGTGACCTCCTCATCTGCGGCGAAGGCCAGCCGGCCGAGATGCAGCGTGTCGATATAGTGGGGCTGGAAATTGCCGTAATAGTCCCTCGTCCCGGCAAAGGTCTTCTCGAACTCAGCGATAAGCCCGGCGTAGTTCATCATTTGTTGCAGGAACCCGATGTCGAAAGCGATGTTCTGCCCGATAAGTACAGGTTTGCACTGGCTGCCTTTCGAGAGCGTGTTCCGTCCCGCGAAGGCGATGATGTTCCCGGCGATCATGCGGATGTCCGCACCCTGCGAGCGGAGCATATCCATCGTGATACCCGAATAATCCAGTGCCGTCTGCTCGTACTTCATCGGCATGGATTCCTCCAGCGCCTGTTCGCGTCGTGTGCGCAGCACTTTCTTTTTGGGCAGCCCCGCCTCCTGCCTGCGGTAAGGCGCGACATAGGCCTCGTAGCGCTCCATGACCTGCCACGTGTCGAAGCGCACCGCCTGCAAGGATACCTGCGTGCAGGCGCATTCGCGGCAGTCCAGTCCTCCGGTCTCGAAATCCAGACCGATACCGGTGTATATCTTCCGTTCCGTTTTCAGTACCATAGTCGTTATTGTTGAATGAATAAAAGCGTGTTTTTAGTCGTCTGCAGGGTGTTGCAGCCGCTGTAATCGCTGTACCGGACCATGGCCGTGAGGATGACGACCTTGTCCTTGAGCGACTGTATCTCCGCGCGGTGCGCCGCGTAGTAGTCGTTCCAGACGACGCATTCCGTAAGTCGGTTGTTCTGCGAGAGTGTCAGCTTGGCGAAGCGTCTGCTGCCTCCCGTCTCCCGGTCCTTGTAGACGTGTTCCGCCACCTCCACTACCGTGGCGCAGACGGCGGCACGCCGCCCGTCGTTCTCGTCGCGCGCCACCTCTTCCAGCGAGAGGTAGGACGCCTTTCCCCTGACGACGGCCCGCGCCTCCGAGTTGTCGAAGATGCGGCGGTAGTCGATGGAGCCGATGCCCGACACGGCGATCTGCTGCTGCGACCAGAAGTAATGCCTGTCCCGTGTTTCGGCCGGAAAATCCTTCTCGGGGAGGGTGAATCCCAGCTCGCGGGCGGCACGCTTCAGCACGGCATGGCGTTCCGTCACCGCCCGCACCTTCTCGACACGGTCGAAACAGCCGGCCAGAATCATGTTCTTGACATGCCGCGCGTTGACCGGCACTTTCACCGCCTCGTCGGGATTGTCCGGGTCGTCCCAGTACTTGTATTTTTTGAGCTTGTAGCGGAAGACGCGGTGTATGAAGTTCTCTACACTGTCGAACGGTCCGCGTGCCCGTTCCGAGACAATGAACTCCACGGTCTTCATGCCGACCTGCTTGATGCGCGCGAGCGACCAGAATATCTCGTCCGTGGTGTAGTCGGTGAAGAACTCCGCACCCGAGCGGTTGATGTCCGGCGGCACGATCTTGGCCGGGGAGCAACGTTCCATCTCCGACATGAGGGCCGGTATCTCCCTGTCGTCCGCCCATTGCAGGGCGACGGTATAGAACGCCGAGGGGAAGTTGGCCTTGAGCCATGCCCCGCAGTAAGCCGTCAGGGCGTACGCGGCGGCGTGGGAGCGGTTGAACGAGTACCTTCCCGCCACCTCGATCTTGTGCCAGATGGTTTCCGCCTCGTAGTCCGGGCAGCCGTTCCGTATGGCTCCGGCGATGAAGTCGGCCTTGAGCGTGGCCATCAGGTCGGCTTTCTTCTTGCCGATGGCCTTGCGCAGCAGGTCGGTCTTGCCGAGGTCGAAGCCCCCGAGCGTGTGGGCTATGGACATGAACTGTTCCTGGTAACAATTATGGACGATCAGTCCCCCGACACAAAAACTGTGGTTCTTGTCGACGCTCAAATCCCATGTTCTTGCCCGCTTGTCTTTCCTGACGGACAATACGTTTGCCCAAAGGGGATGTTCGCAATATCCGCCATATTTCTCGACGGTCTGTCTATAGGCCTTATGCCGCATAGCGATTCCCTTCCGTATATTGTTCCTTACACCCTTGGAGAGTGTGGCGGTCGGAATTGTTTCGAGGTAACGGGCCGGGACCAGCGTGCCGGACGAACGGGAGCTGTCCAAAGAACGCTTTTCTTTCAGAAAAAACGGCAACATGGAACCGGGATGTTCGTTAAATCCCACCTCGAATACCGTCTTCCCGTTTTCGACCGACTCGTTATAGCTGCTTGGAATCCGGTGTGCCTGTAATCCCGAATAAAGGCTCCTCGCGAGTTCCCGGTTGCATAACCGTACCCGTTGCCCCGTGACGCAGCCGTCACCTTCGATCATGCCTGCCAGCAGCATCAGGGAAGGTTTCTCCGGCATCCTCTTGTGATAGACGTTCACGCCTTTCAAGCCATGTTCCCTCAGATACCTGTTGAATTCGTTCGGCCGATAATCCTGGCTGAAACTGCCATTGTTGCGGTTTGTAGCCACGAGCCGCACATACCAGCATCTGACATTATGGTAAACAACGGATGAAAGATGGAATTCCGAGTCGAATATTTTTTTCACGGTTTCCGCGTCCTCCCTGTTCCTGCATGCGATAGTGGCCGGATAACCCACGGAAGAGCCGTTAGCCAGATACAGCCCGAGGCACCAGTCTTTCATCTCCCCGATATTCGTGTCATGAGGCTCGCTCCAATAGGCCTTGACCAGATGTATTTTCGGATCAAGTTTCCCGGCTTCGACCCATCCGTATTGTGTCAGTACCCGGTGGTCGGCGGTACACCGTAGCGCCTCCCCGAAAGAAGTCCCGATACGCACGGTTTCCTTTTCTCCTTTCGGGATTACGGCAAGCACCTTCTGGTAAGTACCGTCTTCCGTGAGGACGGATTCTCCCGGCCGCATATCCTGGATCATCACATTTCCGCGGGCGGTAACAACCGGTGAATCTTCCGCCACACACATAATCCCGAACGTGTTCTTCGTCGCCTCGTAGCAGCCGTAATCGTAAACCGGCGCCACCTCGCCCCGGCGGTAGCGGACGTAGTCCTCCGTGGCCCCGATGTCGAGCGTCGCGGGACGGTACAGGGCATTGACGGCGATCAGGTCCTCGATGCAGTCGGGCTGCACGTCCTGAATGAAGCGCGTGATTCCCGGCGAGGAGAACTGGAAAACGTTCTGCGTGTTGCCCTCCGAGAGCAGCCGGTAGGTTTTTCCGTCCCCCAGCATCTCCTGCGTGATACGTTCGATGGAGAGCTCCTGCCCGAAATGCCCGTTGACCAGTGCGATGACGGAGCTGAGCTTGGCAAGCTCCTTCGTGGCCAGCACGTCTTCCTTCAGCAGCCCGATCTCGTCCACCGAGTAGCCGTCGAACTCCGAGACGAGCATGCCGTCCGTTTTGCGCACGGGCAGGAAGTCGAAGCACTCCGCCGTCCGCCCGTCCCGGGTCTCGGGCGTGACGATGATGGCCGAGGCATGTACCGATGCCGCCCGGGGCTGTCCGAGCAGCAGCCGCACCTCCTCGACCACCTCCGGGTAGGTCCGGATAAAGTCCCTCAGTTTCCTGTTCCCCGCCGCCTGCCTGAACAGCCCCGTCCAGTCCGTCCCGTCATCGAGCATGGCGGTGATGTAGTTCACCGTGCCGTGCGGCACGCGGTGTACGCGGGCGACATCCTTCAAGGCCGCCTTGAGCTGCATCGTGGTGAAGGTCCCGGCGGAGAAAACCCGCCGGCGGCCGCCCGTGTCGTACCGCTGTTCGAGGTACTCCTTGATTTCCTGACGGCGGTCGGAGGCGTAGTCGACGTCGATATCCGGCAGGGAGGCGTGGCTTCCCTCCACTAGTCCCTTCCCGACAAAGGAGTCCGCCGCGATGAGGGCCTCCCTCGTCCTTCTGATTTTTATGTCCTGAACTTTCATCGAAAATATTTCTTGTATCGTGTAATGGCACTGACGGTCTGGCGGCTGACCCCGTATTTCCTTGCGAGGGCCTCCTGCGAGATTCCGCCGGCGCGGTATATCATCCGTATCTCTTCGGCCTGCGCGTTGGTCAGCTTGGCGTTACGGCTCTTCTCGCCGTGGTCGTTTTTCAACCCGCCCGCTATGGCGTGCTCCATGTTACGCTGATGCGTGCACATCTCGAGGTTGTCCGCCGCGTTGTTGTAGCGGTCGCCGTCGATGTGGTTGATTTCCAGCGCCGGGTCCCAGTCCGGCAGGAAGTGCCGGGCCACGAGCCGGTGCACGGAGAATTTCGTCCCGACGCCGTGCCTGTAAAGCCTCACGCGGTCGTAGAGCGACGTCGTGCCGCACCATGGGGAGAGTATGCGCTCGGGCTGCGTATAGGTGATGCCATCGTGCGATACCTCCCGTTCGAGGCTCTTGACCCGGCCCCGGTTGCTGATCTGATATTTCCCTTCATAACCTTGAATGTCCACCCACGTTTCCGGGGTGTCAGCCATCGATGATTCTGTTACATGCGGTTTGAAAAATCTGCTTGTCTATCTCGATACCGACGAATGGCCGCCCGGTGTTGCGGCACGCCACGGCGGTGCTGCCGCTGCCCATGGCGAAGTCGAGCACCGTGTCGCCCTCGTCGGTGTAGGTGCGTATGAGGTATTCCAGCAGGGCCACGGGCTTCTGCGCGGCGTGCAGGCAGGAGAGCTGCTTGTCGGTCTTGTACTTGAGCACGCTGCGCGGGTAACGCTCCGTGGAGTTGTAGTCCCGGTAGTTGTCGTGCCGGTGATAGATCTCGCCCGCGTTGCATTTCTCCTGATGGGCTGCCATAACTACCTTGCGCGGGTGTCCGCCGGTCTTGACGGGATTGTATTTCGGCAGCCTGTCGTAGAAGACAAGGATGTCCTCGTGCGCCTTCATCGGCATGCGCCGGGCGTTCAGGAATCCCGTAGGCTGCGTCTTTTCCCACACCCACGCGTAGCGCAGCCGTTTGAGGTTCGACGCCCCCAGCACGCTGGTAAAGGGCTGCTGGCAGAACAGCAGCACCGGCGTTTGCGGCAGGATGATCCCTTTCAGCGCCTTCCACATCCCCGGGATGTCGATGACGGCGTCCCAGCGGCAGTGCGTGGTGCCGTACGGCGGGTCGGCAAGGACCATGTCCGCCCTCACGCCCTGTCCGGCAAGCCACGGCAGCACCTCGAGGGCGTCGCCCCGGTAGAGGTCACAGCCCTCATAGGGGCGCAGATGTTCGCTGTTCGGATTCATGGGCCATAACACTTTTCAGGTTCCACAACAAATCTCGGCGGTCGAAAAGGATGTCATCGCCACGTTTCAATTCATCGGCATATACCGTCAGCTCTTTGCCCTCACGCACGACCCGCAGCCGGGCGTCCGCGCACAGGCGGCAGGTCGCGCCGTCCACCGTCACCTCCACGTACCGGTCCCCGCGCTGCAACGCCACGTCCGGTGCCAGCACCGTGATCTCCTCCTTCCAGCCGAGGCCGCAACGTTCCGGGACAAGGAAGCGGGAGAAGAGCAGTCCGTATTTCAGCGGGTCGATGGAGGTGATGCCGAGCAGATAGGCGACCAGCGAGCCGCCGGCCGAACCGCGCCCGATACCCGTCGCTATGCCGCGCCGGTGCGCCTCGCGCACCATGTCCCACTGGACGAGGAAGTAGTCCACGTTGTCGGTCGATTCGATGATGTAGACCTCCTCGTCCAGCCGTTCGCGGTAGCGGGCGTGCCCGGAGGGCGGAATCTTCGCCTCGAGACCTTCGTCCAGCAGGCGCAGGAACATCGTCCGCCTCTCCCCGTACCGTTCCCGCTCTTCCGGCCGCATCCGGTACTCGGGCATGAACATGCGCCCCGTCTCGAAGGCGGCGTCCGCCTGCTCCGCGATCTCCACCGTGTGGCGGCACATGCGGCGGAACAGCGCGTCGAAATCCCACTTTTCGGAGAAGAGCGGGCGGAGCCTGTCGTAATGCTCGTCCACGCTCTTGAAATAAAGGTCGTCGCTCTGCTCGTGCGCCGCGCCCGAAGCGATCTTGTTCAGCACGATTTTCGAGCCCGCCTCGTCCCGGTCCGGGTAGTGGCAGTCCGCAATCAGGACGGGTTCCACCGTGAAGGTATCCGCCACGGGGTCGTAGCATTCGTCGAAGTAGTGTTTCAGGGCCAGCAGCCGCTCGCGGTCGATGCGGTCGGCCTTGTACTCGCTGCCGTCCACTTGGTAATAGACGGCTTCGAACCCTTTGCGCAGCCGTTCCACTTGCCCGGGATGCGAGTTCATCCAGCGGGCCGCACAGGTGGCGAAGACCAGCACGCAGCCGGCGGCGCAGGCGAGCAGCCGGTCATACGGCAGCACATGCCGTTCGGAGTCCACCATCACGGCCCGCTGGATGAGCAGGAGGTTGTGCAGCCCCTCGCCATTCAAGGCGTATATCTTGATGTCGACCGGCTCCCCGTCGTGCTCCATGGTCAGCGAGTAGCCGAAGACGTGTTGCAGCCCCGCCCGGGCGCACTCTTTCTGGAGGTTGAGCGTCGCGGCCATCGTGTTGCGGTCGCAAATGCCGATGGCCGTATGCCCGAGCCACTTGGCCTTGCGGCACCACGTTTCCAGACTTCCCGAGGCGTTCAGCAGCTCGTAAGGGGTGTGAATGCCCAGATTCACGAAGGGGATATCGTGCCTCGGCGGTTTGGGGTGCCCGATGTATTTGAGGATGTTGAAACGGAAGCTCTCCCGAAGGTCATAATAATACCAGTTCCGCCCGAAGGAGAACGCGACGTGGCGGATGCCTTCCTCCATCAGCACCTCGGGGCGCTCCATCAGGTTGAAGGCGAGGCTGTCGCCCTCGCCCCGGAAGATGGAGTCCACGCCCGAGAGGTCCGCCATGAAGAGGCGCCCGAAACCGGGAACGTCCACCACCTCCGCATCCACCGGGTTGTAATCTATGTCGTGGTCGTCAAGCCACGTCAGAAGTTCCTGCATCATCTTTCCTGTACTTTTTTGAGTTTGTATTCGATAGGCGCCAGCAACCGGTACGCGAACGTCCGGTAGGTTTCCCCGTCATCCATCCCGTCCCAGTCCTTGCCCGCGTCGGCGATGTCGGCGATGAAGACCTCGAAATAGGCCTTCAGCCGCTCCGCCGTACGCTTGATCGCTTCCACCGCGTCGCCGTCATAACCTACGACCACGGTCCTCACGCCCTTCGCCTGCAACTTGTAAACCTGCACGTCGGATATCTTCTTCCCGAAAGTGGCGACAGCGGCCACGCACGGGTTGTCGTAGAGTTCCAGCTTGCGTGTCAGGGCTATGACATCGAAGATTCCTTCCGTGAGGATGACCGTGTCGGTCTCACCCGCACGGACCGCGTCATAATTGTAGAGCAGCTTCGAGAAGTCGTTTTCCGTGGAGTTCCGGTAGCGCAGGATCTTGTAGCCGCCGGAGTGTTTCGCCCTGCGGTTGTAGGCGTCGATAGTCTCTTTGGGCCACGTGTGGCGGGCGACATACCCGACCGTCATTTCCCCGTCGATGACGGGGAATACCACATAGTCGGCATAACGGGGATTGAGTTTGCCGGTACTGCCCACGGGAAAGTATTCGTAGTCGTCGAAGACGAAGCCCCGCTTATGCAGGTACGGATGCCGGAAGGTGCGCCTGTAAAAATCCGGCAAGGACGCGGGAACCAGCCCGTCGTCGATCTCCTCCGGTTCGTGAGAGAGGAGAAGCAGGTTTTCCAGCGGTGCGGCGATGTCGGCCGTCGGCGCGACCATCAGGTCCATGCGGCCGATGGCTTCCAGCAGCTGCCCGAGGGTGCGCGTGGAGGCGCCGCACGAGAAGCAGTGCCCCATGAAGGGCTTGCGGCGGGCGGTTTCGGGACCGATGTAGATGCCGAACTTCCCGCCCGTCTTGCCGCAGAACGGGCAGCGGGGGACGATCAGGTTCCGGCCCCCGCCGTCCGTCCGTGCCCCGAGCTCCGTCCGCAACTCCGCCACCAACAGGTCATATTCTTTTTTAGGGATGTGCATATAAAGAAATAGCCCGCCACCCCCGTCAACGGGTTATGAAAATGCGGAATTTCTTCATGACAACCGGGAAAAAGCCCTGCCTCCCATGCCAGTCTCAAGGGTGCGGCAAATCTTGTGTTTTTGTATTTTTAACTTTTCGTAAATTACTGATTATCATCATATACCAACCTGTTACCCTTGAAAAATCTTCATGTTCGGGCGTACCGCAGGGCCGTTTTTTTTCGTATATTTGGTGAGGAATTTTAATCAGTCTGATATATGGAACAGCTTAAAAAATTAGTGCATGACCTGTCACGGGACAACACCGGCCGGAATGACCAGATCCGGCTGCTGCAACAGATCAATGAGGTCATGCTGAAAAGGTACCGGTTGTCGATCGGGGGCTGCCTGTCCGTCCAGCCCCTGGAGGTGGAGATCTTCTACGTCAACCGGAACTGCAACCCTCCTTATGTCGATACGAACATGCACTGCATGATCGATCCCAAGATGCAGGCGGAGCTTTGGGATTTGCAGTCGGCGCGCTTCGGGCAGCTCTATTACCACCTGAAAGGGGCCGGAGGAATCGATGTCTGCCTCTCCGACAGCCCGGATTATGCCCTCTGCTGCACCTTAAAATCGGCCCGTATCAACGGGAAAGACATCTGGAGGCAGTCCAAAGTCCGCGATGCCATCATGGAGCATATCTGCGAGCACGAGGGGTTGGACGACAGGGAAGCGGTGATACGAAGGATAAACAGCGTTCACTCCATGCCCGTACTTTCCTGCCGCGAGAATCCCGTGGCGGAAGGACACGTGTACCATATAAAACGCCACTTGCGCCGCAGCGACAAGAACTCGTCCTTGCTGTTGCGTTCATTCATGGATATCTGGAACAGGGATATGCCCATAACCACTGTAAAGAGGATCAACCTTTACATGCAGGCGCATCCTGCCGAGAACGTGCTGGACGTGATGCGGGCACAGGGTTTCCGCTCCATACCCGCCGAAATCCGGATGAGATACGGCATCGGGAGAAGCGCCAGGCTGTAAGAACGTAACGTGTCATGCAGGAGCACCATAAAAGTCCTGCCAATCCATAAAATCAAATTCATATGTCAAAGATTCATGCAGAACAGGTGCGGAAAGCACGAATGCTGGCCGCCGGTTTACGCAAAAACTTGGAGCTTATAAAGAACCGCGGTGTGAGTGACGGGCAAATCCGGGAACTGGAACAAATGGCCGGAGAGGTGGAAACGACGGCCGGGGAAGTCGACGGGTTGCGTCTCGAAGTTTCCCGGAAGGTCAGAATGACCAATCAGAAGCTGGCGGTAATGAAAGGCCGGATGACCGACCTCAAGAAGATTGTCAAAGGCAACTTCGATCCGACCCGTTGGGCGGACTTCGGGGTGCAGGACAAACGTTGAGAGACATAGCCCTGCACATGTTTCCATTCCGAACAGAGAAGCCACTGAACGATACAATGTCAGTGGCTTTTTCACTCCCTGTTCAGGTTCAGCGTCCGCTGCGCATCGAAGAACACTTCGTTGTCGTAGTCCGTGGCAATCTTTATGGTGTCGCCTTTCTTGAAGAAGCGGCTCTTGGCCACGTGCAGGCGCATGACGTTCTCCTTACGCTCGGCCGATGACTGGTTGAGCGAGATAAGGTGCGTGCAGGGGCGCGCCAGACCTTTGGCCTCGGAGCAGTTGTACTCCGTGAGCACGTTGCGCTCGTCGTTGAGCCATTCGCGGTCCTCGATGGTGGACTGGTAGGTAACGACCATCCACACTTTTTCGTCGGCCGCGAGGTCTTTCAGGTCGTTAGCCACGGCGATGCGCTTGGCACGTTCGTGGCTCGCGTCCCACAGGCGGCGGTTGGCATCCGTCAGGAGGTCCATCGAGTCCACGATCACGATGTCCGGGTTATGCCCTTTGAGTTTGCGGTATTCGGATATGCCGTTCTTGATGTCGAGCGTCGATACCTGGGCGTTGAAACGCGGGTAGCTGCGCACGGTGATGCTTCCGGCATACGAGAGCACCAGCTTTTCCAGATGGCGCATCTCCGTATCCGAGATTTTCCCCCGCTCGAAATAATAGGCGTTCTTGGAAACCAGCCCTCCCGAGTAGGCGTTCAGCGCCTCCTCTTCCGAGCCTTCCAGCTGGAAGTGCAGCACGTGCAGCCCGTCGTCTATGTCGGCCCGTACGCCTATCCACTTGGCGATATGGGACTTCCCAACACCCGTGGATGCCAGAAAGCAGGTAAGCTGCCCCCGCAGGTTGCGCCCGGCGTTGAGCGCGTCAAGATAAGGGATGTAGAAACGCGACACGCGGGGCGCCGTCGAGCGCTCCTCTTCCTCCTCGCGGCGTCGGTTGCGCTCGAAACGCTCCGAGAAGGTCTGGGCCACGTCGATGAACGAGCTGCTCTTGAGCGTGAAGCCCGCCAGCCACTCGGCGTACTCTTTCAGCGCCTTCTCGGCCTTGTCCTGCCGGTTCTCGTTGTAGAGCTTGCCCACCTCGGCATAGACGGACTGCAGCCTCACGCCCTTGATGTAGCTTTCGAGCATGTCGGTCATCACCTCCGGGCTCTGGCCCTCGTCGTACTCCCGGAAGGTGTCGATGAGTTCCAGAGCGTCGTAATCCTCGTGGAAGGTCTGCGCCAGCACGGCATACGAGGGCGGGGCCTTGTAGGTGCGGTAATGCGAGGCGATGCTCTCCTGTACCCGCTGGAAGGAACGATCCGGCAGGTATTCCTTGCGCATGTGGCGGGAGAGTATGCCGCAGAGCCCTTCCTGTCTCAGTGCCGTGGCGTACAGCTCGTAGAGGAACTCCGCGCTCAGCGGGCTGGTCGCGCTCATGGCCGCACCTCCTGTCTTTTCGTCCACGCCTCGCAGCGGAGGCGGTAGAGCTCGGGATACAACGCCTCGGTTCTGCGACGGCACCGCCCGGCATGGGCGCACCGCCGGCAGGAGGGCGAGAAGGGCGTCCAGAGCAAGGTGGACGTGCTGCAGACGGCATAGCCCGCCTCCGTGGAGAGCAGGCGCCGTTTGGTCGTCTCCTCGTACTCGGGATAGACGAACCGCGAGAACGGGTGGCGTCTGCGGTCTTCCACTGAGGCCGCCAGCCCCTCACGCGAGAGAGAGAAGCTTCCGAGCCACCGGTCCTCGCGGTACCGCCGTTTCCGGTCCGCCTGCATGTACCTGCCTACCGCCTTCTCCCCGAACGAGTGCGAGACATCCCACCGCCGGCGGTAGTCGGCGCCGTACCCGAAGATGGCATGGACCTGACAGATGCAGAAGTCCGCCAGCCGTTCCGCGCTGACCGGGGTCAGACGGTCGAAGCAGGCGTCCAGCACCCTGCCGGCACGCCCGCCGGCGGGGAAGACGAAATCGTCCCACAACGTCGTGCGCACGAGGCGTGTGAAGAGCCTCCGGCTGTTATTTTTCCACTCGTCTCTCTCCATCGCGTGTCAGAAGGTTACGCAGTTGTGCTTTGGCCAGAAACAGGCGGCTCTTGACCGTCTCGATGTTCCGGGTATGGAGCGTCCCGTTGGTATAGGTAATCTCCATGATTTCCCCGATCTTGTATCCCGCCTGCTGCAGGAGGAAGGCTTCCCGGTAAATCGGTTTGAGCCGGTCCAGCGCCCAGAGGATGTCGTCGTTGTAGAACTGGCGGTAGTTGTCCATGCCCATACAGTTTTCCGACGGCTCGTCGTCGGCAAGCAGCGAGGAGCGCAGCTCCCCGATATCCACGTTGTCGTCCGCCGGCACCCGGTTCCGGTTCCGGGAGTTCAGGTCCGCGACAAGCCGCTTGGTGACGGCGTATATCCACGTCTTCACGGGGCGTGCCGGGTCGTAGGAGTCCATGTACTTGAAAAAATTGGTAAGGGCCTCCATGTAGTTGTCCTCGACATCCTCCTGATTGAAGGTATACTTGATGCAAATGCTGTATATCAGATTTTTATGGGGCAGGATGTACTTTCGAAGAAGCGCCGCCCTCCGTTTCGCGGATTCATCCCCCGAGGATGGCTCCGCTGTAAAAAACATGTCTTTCTTTTCCACACTTTCACTGACAGAAAGAAGTTCGTAGCCAATCTCATGTCCTAATCTGTCAGCTTCGGCGAGCGTCAATTAAAAGCGGGCGGCAGCCTTTCCCGCCGCCCCGAATCTCGAATGCCTGTCATTTTACAATCTGTGCCTGCGTATATAGTAATAGAAGAGGTGGCAGGCGTCGGCCGCATTGTCGTCCACGGGCACGATGCCGTACCTGCTCTTGCACGCGGCGATCATCTGCGCCTTGGTGGCGCGGCCGTCTCCCGTGGCCCATTTTTTCAGGGTTGCGGGGTTGATGAACTCCGGTTCGGGAAGATCCAGCTCGTCGCAGACCTCAAGCAATATCCCCCGCAGCTCCGCCAGACGCCGCATGTCATAGAAATGACGGTTCACCGACACGTCCTCGGCCACCACCTGCCGGATACCATAGCGGCGCATGTAGGCCAGCAGCATCGTGCGGAAAGCGCCGTGCATCTTGTTGCCGTTGCGTCGTTTCGACTCGGTGAAATTCCACACTCCGGCCTCGTGCAGCGAGAAATATCCCGTGTGCGTGGCGATGTCCAAGGCCACGACCTGCTCCCTTGTGAGAGCTTCATTCCCCGATTCTCGACTCTCCATGCTCCTTCACGATTACGAGTTTATGGGGATATCCCTCGGCCACGTTGCCGTGCGAGACGACCAGCACCGTTCCGCCGAGGGCGTTCAGCGCCTCGAACATCGACGCCAGACCGGCTTCGTCCACCGCTTCGAGAATCTCGTCGAGCACCAACAGGTCCAGCCCCTTTCCGTCGTCGCAGTTGGCGTTCACGAGTTTTTGCATGGCAAGGATGGTGGCCAGGTTCACCCGCGCAGCCTCCCCGGCGGAGAACTTCCCGAACGAGCCGCAGTCCACGCCGTCGCGCAGCAGCGAGATGGATATCTTCTCACGCACCTTGCCGCTCTTGAGCACCGTATAGCCGTCGAAGCGGACACGGATGTCGCTGCCGATACCTATGAGGAACTCATTGGTAATGCGGCTGAGCGCTTCGATCTTCGTATTGGCGAGGTACGTTTTGAACTGCACGAAGCGTTCGCGCTGCACCTCCAAAGCCCGGACTTTGTCGTCTGTCTCGAACTTGCGCCCGGCGGTCTGCATCGAGCGCTGTTTTTCCTGCTTCATCGCAGCGCGCAGCGACTGGGTCAGGTCGGTCGTCGCGGACTCGTTGACCTCCCGTATCGTCTCCCGCAAGGTCTCCACGGCGCACTCGGCAGCACGAATATCCTCCTCGGCCCTGCGTTTCTCCCGTTCGAGCGCCGCATTGCGCTCGTCCACGAAGCCGAACATCTCGTCGAACACCTTGCGCCGTATGCCGTCGATTTCGTCCTGCATGGCGGCAATCTCCGCATGGACGCGCTTGCGGTCATGCTCGGCACGCTCCACGCTGCTTTCGGCACTGCGCACCGCCCGTTCGTGGTCGGAAAGCCGCTGTTCCCAGCCGTGGCGGTCATCCTCCAAGGTACGGCGCTCGGCACGGATACGGCTCTGCCGCGTCTCGACCTGCTCCGTTTGCTGCTCTCCGGCTTCTATGCGGCCGTTAATCTCGGAGAGTTGCTGCTGACGCATACGCAGGTCTTTTGCCCCCGCCTCGATGTCGAAGCCGGGATGTGCCGCCAGGAACTCGTGACCGCAGGCCGGACAGACAATCGTGCCTGCCAGTTTGTTGGACAGCTCGTCGATACCGGCGGAAATGGCACGCCGTGTCCGGCGCAGGTTATCGAGGCGTCCGGCAAGGTCGCGCAGCTGCCGGTCGATATCCAGCAACCGTGACTGGAAACCGGCATTCTTGTCCTCGTACGCGGAGCAGAAGCCGGCATAGTCCGCCTTGAACCGCTCCCATGCCGCGCGTTTCTGTGCCAGCGTCTCTTCGGCGCGTTTCACTGCGGCATCAAGGTTGGCAAGCGAGGCGCGGGCAACCTCCATATCCTCCTTTTTGAGCCGGAGGGTACGGTTCCAGTCCGCGCGTCGCGCATCCGGGAAGAGCGGCAGGAACCCCTCGATGGCTTTCAGAGACTCCTCCAGCGGGGTGTCCGAGGATTCCAGCTCCTGCAACGCTTTGTCCGCCAGTTCGACCTGCTCCATTGCGGCATCGGCGTCAACGGACGACTCTTTGCGCAGGCGTATCTGCTCCCGCTTGGCGGCGATGGCCGCTTCGAGTTCCGCGAGGCGCGCCGCACGGGTACGCCCGCGTTCTTCGCCGGCCGCCGTCTCGCGGTCGATCTGCTCCTGCAACATCCCGATGCGTCCGTCGATACCGGCCAGTTCGAGGTTGACCCGCTGCTGCTCGGCGACAAGCGGCGCGATGTCCTCCTCGACGCAGGCGATGGCCCCGTCCACGAGGATGCCGTTCGAGAAACGGTTGATAATCTCCTTTTTCTCCCGGTCGGAGGAGGAGAGGAAATCCTCGTAGCGGTACTTTGAGAGGATGAAATTGTTCAGCAGCTCGTCGCGCGTGATACCCAGCTTGTCGAGGATATAACGGTTGTAGGCATCGACCGAGGGCTGCACGGCTTCGTTCGTCTCTATCTTCTTGCCGCCCCGCCAGAGCGTGCAGGCGACCGTCGAGGCCCCTTTGCGGGGAATACGGCGTTCCACGAGCAGCTCTTCGTTGCAGGCATTGTTGGTAAAATGCAACCGCAGACTACACTCCCCGGCGGCGTCGTTGATGATCTCCTCGGCGCGTATCTTTCGGAGCGGGCTGCCCGTGATGCCGATGGCGATGCACTCCAGCAGGGCGGATTTTCCGGCGCCGTTCGACTGCTGGGAGTCGTTGTCCCTGTTGTCGCCGAAAATAAGCGTCGTGACCCCTTGCTTCGGGGCATACGACAGGCGGCGGAAAGCGCACAGGTTCTCCGCCTCTATGTTCCTTAATTTCCACATGGCACGTTTTCGATTTTAGATAAGTATTCCAGTCCGACAGCCACCTCCTCGATTTGCTTCTCGCGGCAGAACTCCTCGTAGGTCTCGCGGATGCGGCGGCTGTCGAATTTCTCGAAGAGCGACGAGGAGCAGGCTTCGAGTATCTCTTCATCGTCGGCGACAAGCTCCACCTTCGCGGCACCCGCCTCTAAAAGCGCCGCTTTGTCCACCGACTTCATGGCGGCCTGCGGCGCGTGAACCCGCACCTTGACCTTGTAGCGGCCGTCGGCCCCGATCTCCCTGAGCTCGTCCATGAGGTGCAGCCCGGCACGTTCCACGGGGACATCCAGCACGCGGTAACGGGTGTTCACGCGGTTCTTGATGAACTCGTGCGAGCCGTCGGAATAGATAAGGGTATATCCTTTCTGCTCGTCCTCGCCGAAGTTGTGCTGGCGCGAGGAGCCGATGTATTCGATATTAGGAGCTATCGTGTTGCGGTTATGATAATGGCCTACAAGCACCTTGTCCCATCGTGAAAAAATCCTGGCGGGCAACTCCGTTTCGGTCGGTTCGCCAAGTCCACCGCGTATTCCCTCGTGAATAATCAGGATACGCCGTGAGGCCGGTTCATTGAACGCCATATCTTCCAACTCCTTTAACTTCTCCACGAATGAGCCTTGCTCGGGGAAATAGGAAACAAGGCCGACCTGCACGTTCTCCGCTATCCGGGTTTTCAGAACCGTATCGACAACACGTACATTACTGAATGAATCGAACACGTTGCAATATCCGCGCGTGGACTCCTGGTTCACCTTGCAGTGGTTTCCGTTGATCATCACCACGTCAAGCCCCGCTTCCCTGCATTTTTCCAGTACATCATGTATAGCCAGCAGGATATCCAGAGTCTGGGATGCCCTGCTGAGAACCAGGTCGCCCGCAAAAAACAGCAGCTTTATATTTTTCTCCCGGCAAATGGAAACAGCTTCATGCCAGTTCCGCTTGAAAGCTTCCGTGGTGTCCTTGCCGCAATGTGTATCTGCCAGCACCATTGCGACCGGATACACGTGTATATTTTTGTCCATGTTAATCTGTCATCTCGATTTTATAGTTTATCATTGCCTGATATAAGTCGGGAGAGATCCTGTCCTTGTATTTTTCCGCAACCGCGCGAATACGGCCCTCTTTAGCGACCTTGTAAGCATCGAAGGCTTCCCGGGCGGTGTGATAACGACCGAGGTTTTTCGTTTTTCCCGTACCGTCGTGCATACTGGCCTTGTACCGTTTCCGGCGGGGGTCATAAAATACTCCCGGTGGGGTACTTCCCCTATATAATCTTCTTCCGACAAACAATTTATTTATCTCCGGTGGTACGAAAGCACATTTGTCAGGTGCGTATTCCTTGTTTCCCTTGACAAGAATGTCCTTGTCAAGATGCCAGCCGTCCTCCTTGTAAACTACGGAATCATAAAAACGGGCGAATTTTTGAAAATCAAGCCATTCCTTACAGATACTGCATTCCCTGTAAGATGGTTCTCTCCGAAGGAAATCTTCGGAGAAACACCTGTAAATGATATTCACCCATAATTTATAAATCCGGGGATGGGATGACGGCGAGTAGACTCCTTTCCCCAACGTGCATCCGACAGATTTGAGTAACACCGAGTGACGCCGCAATTCCGACATAGTCATGTTAAGTATGGGAGGGAATGTTTCCTCCCATACACAAAATGCTATCTGCGCCGTCTAGGACGTTCCGTGCGCTCTTCCGGTTGCGGCCCGTCTTCCTGTCCCGTATTCTCCTCTTCGGGGACTGCCGGTTCGTGGCTCTCCGGTTCCGGCCCCATCATCTCGTCGTAGATCAGGTCCAGCAGATCGCTGTTCGAGGTCGAACGGGTGACGCGGACGGCAAGCCCCTCCTGCTCGATGAAGGCGCGGATCATTGCCCGCAGTTCCTGCCCCTCCTCGGTACGGTCCCCGAGCGAGCGTCTGTTCAGGTCGTCGTAACGGTCGCTCAGGTCGTCGTACGAGATACGTCCGCCGCCGTTCTGCCCGTTCTCCCTGCCCGCCTTCGTGCGGCGGTCGTAGGAGAAGGCCGAGGTGTCCTCCTTGGGCAGCTCACCCTCCAGCGTGTCGATGACCGCTTTCATGTCGTCGCCTTCCATGAGCGACATGCCATAGAGCGTGTCGCACTGTTTGAGGAACTCCACGGTGGCTCCCAGATGGTAGCGGGTGTAGCGGTAGATGATCTCGGGAATGCGCGGCGCGCCCATCAGCGCCGTCAGCTCCTCGCGCGTCAGGGACACGGGGTCCGATTCGTTGTCGATGGAGATGACGTACTCGGTCTTCGAGCCGTTCTTGCGCTTCTCGATCTCCACCGGGTAGGCGTCGTGCACCGACGAGATCGGGCACGGGTACGCAGGATTTTTTTGCAGCTTCTTCTGCCACAGCTTGAACTTGCGCTCGTCCAAGTCCTTGAACTGGGCGTGCGAGAGGGTCATCATCTGGATGCCCTTGCCGCGTTCGTTCAGGTCGAAAATGTAGAGGCAGTGACCATAGCTGTATTTCAGGCCGCCGCCGAAAGAGCCGCCGTCAATCTTCTCGGCCAGCTTGTCGTCGCCCGTTTCCCTGGCCCGTGCCACGGCCAGACGGCGGTAGGTCTCGATGGGGTCCACCGAGTAGCCGGCGTCCGTGGCGCGGGTGACGGTGACATACATCTTCTGGGGCTTGCCCCCCGTGGTCGGCTTCTCCAATTCCAAAAGGAGCTGGTGCACGGGGTACTCGTAACCCGGGCGTGAGGCCGTGCCGTCCGCGTTGGGCGCCAGCGGCAGCACGCGGAGCCTGTAAACGCCCAGCTTGTCCATGCGGAAGAACTCCGTGCGGGCGAAAGCCCGGTTCTCCTCCTGCGCCCGTTGCTGCGCCGCCTCGTAGGATTCCTGAATCCCGAGGAACATCTCTTCGACGGACATGCCTTCCGCGCCGCCCGTCTTTTCCAAATCTTCTTGCATCATAATTGGATAGTTATGGATTAAAAATGCCCGAAGGGACGACACGGCCGTGCCGTATCATCCGAAACTGGATGCGGGGCGGACGGGTTCGGTTGCACCGTCCGTTTCAGTTGACAAGATTGGGAGAGAAGTCTCGCTGACCGTACCCCGGCGGGATACTCATTTGACAATATGCGGGGCCTTGAACGACCGGATACAAAGATACGCAAAGCGGTCCGGACTGCAATAGATGCAAATAGATGTTTTTCCAAACCGTTTCATATCAACACGTTACAATTTCTTTTTGACGATACGTTTCAGATCCGCGAGCAATTCCCCGCCATGGTGCGGGTCCCTGTGCCTCCTCCCGAGCAGCTTGCGGTTCCGCCGGATGAATTCTTCCGTCTTGCGGCGGCGGATACCTTCGTAGTAGGCCTTGCGCCCGGGCGTGAGCCGCTTTCCCCGCCGGCAGTAGAGTCCCTCCCGGCTGTACTCCTCCAGGTAACGGCGGAACTTGGGCTTGCGGTACGAGGGGTCTTTCGAGGCCCGGGCCACGGAGTCGACGACCCTCCAGTCGGGTTCGAAAGGCTGCTGCCCGGCACAGAGACGCCGCAGCAGGTGGTAGACCACCGGCATCTCGTAACGGAGCATGAAGCCCAGGCGGGTCTCGTCGAACGGAAACCGTTTAAGGGTTCCCCTTGGCCTTCCGTCTTCGCGGCTTCGGGGCGCTGTCTGCCGGACAGTCCTCGTCTGCCGCGGATTCCTTCTCTTTTTCATCTTTCTTTGGATAAATGACGGGTTGTATCGCGGAGGGCACACGCCGCTCCGCGATCTTCCGGCGACTCTCGATGTCGCCGCTAACGTTGATTCGTTTCATCATACGAAATAGGTGAAGTTAAGTTCCACATCCACGTTGTACATGCCGCTCTCGAAGAGCTGCACCTTGCGGCTGCCGCCGTAGATGACAAAGGAGCAGCCCCGGTTGTACTTGTGGTCGTCGTTCCAGTTCGCGGCGGCGCAGCGCACGCTGTAGCGGGGCGGCTGTATGGTATTGGGCACAAGGGCCACGATGCCGCCCCAGTTGCTGCCGTCGCGCCGCGCCGTGTTGATGTACCCCTGTATGGACACGATGCTGCCGATCTGCCGGACGAAGAGCCCTCTGGTGTCCGTTCCCGAACCGCTGTTCGCCATCTGGAGCCAGCCGGTATCCGCGAGTACGGGCTGGTAGTCCGCCGCGAAAGCGGCCCCCAGCGTGCGGCACACCTGACGCTGCGCCTCCGTGCCGCCCAGCACGAGGTCCGTCAGCCTGGCGTCCTTGCGCAGGTAGTCGCGGACCGTCTCGTCCTTGGAGAGCAGGTTCAGCTTCTCGCGCAGCAGCTGCTGGGCCTGTGCCGTGGTCTTTCCCTGCGACACGAGATAAGTGATGTAATCCTGAAAGAGGCTCTCCACTCGGGCGAAACGCCCGTCCGCGACACTTCTCGTGTAGAGGTTCAGGTTGGCGGCGACGGTGTCCTGCTCCGAAGTGTTGTAGCCCTCCATCAGGCGGTCGGCTTTCAGCTTGAGCTGTTTGACGACCTGCGAGGTGGTGAGGTAGCCCTCGACCTGCGCGTGGGATTTTCCCTCCTCGTCCGAGTAGGCGAACGAACCGGTTTTAATCTCCAGCAGCTTGTCCCGCAGTTCCGCCGTGAAGACCACGCCGTCATAGGCAGAGTCCGTGCCGAGTTTTCCGGCCAGCAGACCGTCTATCTCCGCCTTGGAGTATACCCCGAGGTTCCCCCGGGCCTTGCCCTTGTCCGGCACGTCGGAGAGGTTCGAGGCCTTGGCGAGCTTCAGCTCCCCCGTGCCTCTCTTCTCGGCATCGAGGGTGTCTCTCACGGCGGCCTGCCTGTCGGCCTTCAACGCCGCCGCTGCCTCCGCGGAGAGCGAGTTGATCTCGTCGGCCGTGAGCCGCACCAGCTCCTGCAACCCCTCGGAGATTTTCAGGAACACGCCCCCGGCGTCCGCCTTGGAATAGACGTCGAGGTTGCGGCGGGCTGCCGCCTTGTCCATCACGTCCAGCAGGTTCTCGTTGGCCGAGAGTTTCATTTTCAGTGCTTCGGCGACAGCTCCCGAGGTGACGTAGCCCGTGCCTCCCGCGTCGAGCGTGCCCGTGGTGATGGCATCGAGCTTCTTCTTGTATTCGGTGGTGAAATCCTCCGTGGAAAGCTGCTTGCCGGCGACCTTGTCCACCTTGCCTTTCATCCCCGCCTCGTAGGTCGTGACGGCAACATAGGTCTCGGCAAGGGGGCGGCCGTTGACTTTCAGCGTCCCGATGACATCGACGCCGCCCAGCGGCGCGAGGACGATCTCCCCGAGCGTGTTGCGCACGACAAAGCGGAATCCGTCCGCGGTGTCGTAGCCGACGGCGGCGATGCCTGCTCCGGCGCTGTCCCGCCACGAGAGGAGGTTCGTCAGCTTCGGGTCCTCTTTCGTGTAGGCCGTGTTGCACAGCTCGATGCCGCGGCCGGCGCTCCGCACCGAGAGCAGCCCGCCGACCTCCGCCGTGGCGCTCTTGCCGGTAATTTTCAGGATCGGAACCGTCTTGCCGTCATGGACGGCGAAATCCCGGTATCTGGTCGCGCCGCCGTCCTGACCGTAGTAGTTGATGCGGACGCATCCCGCATCGGTGACATCCGCCGTGTTGAAGAGGTCGGCGCCCTGAATGCGCAGGGCGCCGATACGGGCGGTGTCGCTGAGCGAGGTGCCGTACGAGATGCCGTTCTCCGTGACCCGCGCCAGTTCCTTGCCCTGCTTCATGAACGAGAAGCTGCCGTCGGTACGGATCACGATCTCGCCGATTAAAAGCCCGCTGAGATAGGCACCGAGCGAGGCGCCGCCGTCCGCCTTGACGATGCCTTTGAGCATGTAGCCGTTCTCCCCGGCGACGGATACCGCCGTCTTCGAGCGGAACTCCTTCTCGGCGGTGACGCTCCCGGCCAGTACAAGGTCCTTCTTCACGGTCTGCCGGGCGAAAGGCGTGTCGAGCAGCACGGCATAGCGGCCGAAGAACCTGTCGATAAAGCGCGGGGCGTAGTCCTCACGGATTTCTATAAAGGCGGGAAGCTTGCCTGTGACGGCATCCGCCGTGTCGGGAATCGCCGTGCTGCCCGCACACAGGTAGCAGGTGCGGCCCCTTTTGTTCACCTCGTTGGCGTAGACCACGGACTCGTGGCGGTTGACCTCGTGGATGTAATAGGGATAGACGGCGTCCGCGGCTCCCTCGAAACGGCGGACCTTGCCGCCGAGCCAGACGTAACCGGGCGAGATGCGCTCTCCGTCCGTCTCGCAGCCCGAGATGATGAAATCCGAACAGCCCTCGAAGATGGCGCTCAGGCTCAGCGCAAGTTCCTGCAGGTTCAGGATGTCGTCCGAGTAGGTATATCGTCCGCCGGTTTCGGCTACATATTCTTTCATTATGCGTTGGTATTGGGTTCGTACTCTTCTTCGTCAATCTTTATAAGGTAGGTCTTGCCTGCGATCCGGTAGCGGTTCACCGCGAACGACAGCATGTAGACGAGCTCCCTCGCAGGTACCGTTATCGGCGGCACGCAGACCATGAAGCTGACCTTGTTCACGATCTTCTCCTCGGCGAGCCGGTAAAAGGGGCGCGGGCGCTCCGCCTCGTCCGTGGCCGTGACCTCCTCGCCGTTGAACCAGAGGGTACAGGGACGTTGGTATTCGGACTTCTCGTGGTAGAGGTCCACGCCGAGGCTCTCGCTGTCCCGGATGAAGATGCGGTCCCTGCCGTCATTCAGGTACTTGCCGAAGCGGTAGTTCAGGTACCACTCGAAGTAGATGACCTGAGAGGTCATGCGGGCCTCGATGTGCCGCTCGCGGGCGAAGGCGCGGAACCGTTCGTTCAGGCCCTGCAACGGGTAGAGGCAGCTCTGCACGAAGAGGATGAAACGTCGTCCCGACAGGTAGTGCGGCACGAGCTGGTTCACCAGACGGTCTATGGGAAGTTTATACCTCATGGTTCTCGATTCTGAGCGTGACGGCCTCCCGGAAAGTCGGCAGGGCCGACTCCTCGTCCTTGCCCGAGGACTCCTTCAGGTAGCCCGAAGCGGTGTAGGCCACGCGGCCGACACGTTGCAGGGGCTGTATCCCGCCGTCCGCGTCATGGCAGGCGATGAACACGCCCTGCTCGGGCACGGCCGACACGTCGATGTAGACGTCGGTGACGTGCTCCGCCTTCCGGATGGCATCCGTCAGGCGGGAGACGTAGACCGCCGCGTCGAAGTCGACGCCCGTGATGTACTCGCGGATACGCTCCTCGATGGCATCGTACATCTCCTCCTCGGGGACGGCGCCGTCGTAGAAGACCGTCAGGCGCGGCACCAGCACGTCGCCCTTGGTAGAGATGACTTCGATGCGGGTGCCGGCGAATTTCAGCTTGCCGATATAGGCGTTGATGGGCACCAGCTCCGCGGCGGGGATAGCTTCCAGATGTCCCTTCGTGCCGGTGGCGACTTTGAGGATCAGCTTGCTGTCGAGGTTGCTGTCGTCCGTGCTCTCCACGTAGGATACCTGCGTGATGATGCGTTTCGTCTCGTCCACTTGGGCGTAGCCGAAGGCGAGGCCGTCCTCGCGGACAACCAGCTCGTCGCCCTGCTGGTACTGCAGCAGCGCGTTGGCGTAGTAGTCCGGCGTGCCGTTGATGCGCTTGTCGATGACTTCCGAGATATCCATGGCGAAGACGTCCAGCAGCGTCTCGAAGCTGTGGATGACTGCCGCCACGACCCACAGGATGCCGTTCATCACGGACAGCTTCGAGTCACTGGCGAACTCCGTCAGCTCCAGCCGCCGGTTACGCTCCTGCACGGCCTCGTTGTATATTTCCTTGATAGTCCTGCTCATTCCACGGTATAGGTTTTATCGTCGATAATGAATTTCCACGCCCCGCCCTCGTTCCACGCCTCCTCGTGCAGGATAACCCATACCGCCTCCATGCCCGAGGTGATGCGGTAACGGCCGCTTGCGGAGTCCCGCTCGGGCTCACGATAGATACCCGTCGGTGCAACGGGCAGGAGGACCGTGCAGTTCCGCCGGTCACCGTAACGTTCCGCGAGGGTGATCAGGTAGCGGTCGATGGCCGTCGGTTTCAGGCGGGCAGCGGAGAGGTCGAGCCTCATCAGCTCCCGACTTTCGGCAAGAGGCGTGAGGTCGGAGGCGGCAAGGCCCGAGAGGTTCAACAGGCAGGTGCCGCAGAGCAGCCGTAGGGCCTCTACGGAGAGCGTGGCACCCGTGAGCGTCAGTTCCTCCACCGGCAGCATCCGCAACAGCACCAGTGACTGCGGTTTCAAAGCGCTCCAGTCGATGGTCTTGAAAAGGGCATCGGTAAACCACCGTACCGTGCGTCGTTCCCGCACCTTGTTGTCGAAGGTATGGGTAAGGCGCTGCGGCCTGTCCGTCAGGGAAACGCGCTCCGTGTCGCTGTTGTCGCCCCAGTCTATTTCCACGGTTCCCGACCCGGAGAGGGAACATTGCACGGTGACGGCGTCCGCATCGAGCGTGATGACGGCGGTAAGCGGCCGGGTAAACGTCTTGGGATAGACATGACGTTCCCCGTTGGCGGGTACTATGCCGTGCAGCTCGTTGTAGGCCACCACGTCGGCACGGATGACGAAATCGTCCGTGTAGACGAGTTCCTGCCCGGCTGCCAGCGTCGTGTCGAAAGAAAGATTGGGGTTGCTGATGAGCAAATCCACGACCCCCTCGATGCTGCCGTACAGGTGCAGGGCGACATCGTAGAGGTTCTGCCCGGCTGTGATCCTGTAGCTACCCATCGCTCTCCTCCTTTTCCACGGTTTCCAGCAGCAGCTCGCCTGTCGAGGAATCCATATAGGCGTTTTTGATGATGACCCTGTCCGCGGAGAACTCCGCCTGCAGCTTGGCGGCAAGACCGTTGTTTTCCAGACTTGAATGCAGGTAGTCGATAAGTCCCACGCCCGTGGTCGGGTGTTGGTAGAGGTTGCCGGCGGAGGCTTTCAGCAGGAAAGTCTCGTTCTGGGACTTGGCCGTACCGATCCTGAAATCGGTATCCTCGCCGCTGTACACGGCAAGGAACCCCTCACGCGGCTGCAAGCGGTAGATGCCGTCCGTATTGAGCGTGAGAAATGCGGCCAGAGCGATATCTGCCGTGCCGCCCTCCGTCTCCGCCATGACGGGGAACCAGTGCCTCCCCGTCGCGGGGTTTTTCAGGTACTCCGTGCCACCCGAATCGTGCTCGATGACGAAACGGACCGCAAGGCGGCGCGTGTCGGGCGTGTAGGGAATCCGGACATGGATGCCCCGGCCATCGCCGTCCAGCCCTGTAAAACCCGCAGGTACGGTGATCTCCCCGTAGCGGAACGTGTCGTTGTCCGCGCCGGCGAGGGCACCGAGCAGGCGGAAGTCATGGAAACTCTTGCCGGCCACGTTGCCGGAAGTCTCCACCTCGCCGTACTCGGCGTCCATGAGGATGTCCTGTCTTGCCATTCGGGTTTTCTTAAAGAGTAGATTATAGCACCACTCTTGGTTTAAGAACCCCCGAAGGCAGAAAAGTTCGGAATAAAACAGCAAAAAAGTTCGGAATGAATTTTTACTTTCCCCGGCAGTTTCTGCATTCGTCGAACAGAACTGCGTATATACGGGGAATATCCGGCAATCCCATGTTTGCAGCGGTACCGCCCTCTTCCTATTTCAAATTTACGCCCATTCGGGCGGATTTTTGAAATGCATTTTTAGGGGAAGCTATGGGCTGTTTTTAGGACAACATAAAAAAGCGGCAGGAGCGCCGCTAATCCTATGTGAGGGAAAAGAGCATTTGCGAAAAGGTGGATGACAGAATAAAGTGTTCGATTTTTTGCGAATATCCGGAATAAGCACTATATTTGCATCAGAAAATAGGATGCGATGTACATTGAATTCGACAAGGAGTACCTGCGCGAGCTTTATGAACTGGGCCGCACCGCAGACAAGCGCCACCGCTACCAGCCGGAAGTGATACGCGGCTATCAGAAGGCGGTATTCGCTCTTTTGGCAGCCAACTGTATCACGGACCTGTTCCGTAACAACGCGCTGAACTACGAGGCGCTGCAAGGCGACAAGGCCGGTATGTCTTCCGTGCGCATCAACCGGAAATACCGCCTTGAGTTCACGGTCAGGGACGTGCTGAACGAACAGGTGATAACGGTCTGCAGACTATTGGATATCAGTAACCACTATAAATAATGACAAGATGGAAGCAACGAAAAGGACATACGCGCCTCACGAGCTGACACCCTCGGAGCCTATACACCCCGGGGAGATGCTCAAGGATGAATTGCAGGCCCGGAATATCTCGCAGAGGAAGTTCGCCTCCCTGATCGGGGTGTCTTATTCCGTCCTGAACGAGGTGATCAACGGGAAACGTCCCGTGACCACGGAATATGCCCTGAAAATCGAGGCGGCGACAGGCATAAAGGCCTATATCTGGCTGAACATGCAGGCGGCATACAACATGCAGACCGCCCGGTGCGACAGGGGCTTGGCTGCCGTGCTGGAACAGATCCGCAAGGCGGTGGCGATACTCTGAACGCGCACGGGACAAAACGGCAGAAGCCCGGTCGTACTTTTCGGAAGTGCAACCGGGCTTGCTCTTTCATGAGAAGAGCGGCGGAAAGAAAGGGTGGTTACTGTTCCCGTGTATTGTCGTAAACCCGTGCGATGGTCATCCACATGTCGTCAGGCAATTCCTCGTCGGAGATTTTCTCGCAGGCCTTCCGGAGATACTCCGCTTCCTCCTTTGAAAACTCCACCTGAAGCGGCCGTTCCTTCTCCACGTCCCACTCGATGCGTTTGTCTTCGGCATTCTCGTGCAGTCCGATTTCCTTGCGCTCCCCGTCGCCGATGGCGATCTTGCGCAGAATCTCCTTCTTGAGGTTGAAATCCTTGAAATTGCCCCGTGCCGGCAGGAAGGTCGGCAGGTACAGGCGGTCCTTGACTGATAGTTCCATACTTCTATGCGGTTTGATTGATACTTGCCTTGATTTCACTGACCATGGCGTCGAAGTCCCGGAACAGGGGCGCGAGGGACTCCCCCTCGGGAATGCTGCAGGAGACGGAACCCTGTTCCATATAGATGACACCGATCTGCGGGGCGTCGCCCGAGCCGTCCGTGTTCCTCTTGCGGATGGAGACATGGACGCGGGCCAATGTTTCATTGACTATGGAATATTCCAGCTGGTAGTCGGCGTTCTCCGTGCTCTCTTCGGCTACCTTGGTTACAGTTACGTTGGTGATGTTCATAATTAGCTCTGTCTTTTATTAAGGGTAGGACGTTTCTGCGGGGATTGTTTTTAGTTGGTGTGATTTAATATCTGGTAGTGGAACGACGGGTAATTGGCACACAGTATCGTGATGGAATCCCCCTTGGCTATCGTGTAATTGACAAGGTCTCCGTTGTGGTTGCGGATGTCGTTGAACACAAGGCTGTTCCCCCAGTTGTAGTTGTAAATCAGCGTGAATATGCAGGCGAAGTCCGACGGCAGGGACGAGTACCCGAACATCGAGGCAACGGACGATGCCGAGGGTAAAGTCACGCTGTACTTCTTGTTGGCGTAGACAAAAAAGATGTTATACTGTGAAAAGTCCATCGTGTAGCCGCTGCCCGTGAAGTAGATGTTCTTGATCTTGTTGCCGATACAGGCCGGGGCCACAAGCGCGGCATTGCTCCACACCCCGTAGTTGCGGTAGCCGTTCCTGACGTCGATGTAGAGCCCGTAGTTGTTCAGGTAGCTGTTCGATTTGCCGTTGACGACGCGTCCCGTGGCGCAGGTTCCCCCGGTCGACGCGGGAAAGGTGTTGCTGCCCAGCAGGACGTAGGAGACCGTGTCGCCCACGCGGAAGAGGTCGTCGTAGATGGCAAGGCCGCCGCCGGAGCCGGTTCCCGTCGCCGTGGAGCCGATACGCCCCTGGCCGATGGTGAAGCCCCCGATGGTTCCGGCGTTGGCGTTGATGGTTCCCGTCATGGTGACGTTTCCCGAGGCGTCCCACTTGATGTTCTGACTCGCCAGGTAGCCCGAGCCGTCGTTGGCGAAGGAGATCTTCCCGCAGCCGAACGTCGCCGAACCGTCCGTGTTCAGCGCCCAGTAGTTGGAACCGGTGGAGGGGTTGTCGTGGTAGATGTATCCCGAGGCCCCCATGACGATACGGTGTCCCGAGGCCGGGGCCGAGGCGGTCAGGGCGCTTGTACCGAGTATCCATCCGCCGATCTTCCCGCCCACGGCCGTGATGCCCGTGCGGTCGAGCGTCACCTTGACGTTGTTGCTCGCGTCCCGGACCGAGATGCTGCCGTTGTAGGTGCTGCCGCCCACGACCAGGGCGCTGTCCACAATGACCTGCCCCGCCTTCACCGTTCCCGTGTAGATCCCGTTGGCGTCGATGGTCGTCGTGTACTTCTCCGCAGAGGTCACGTCGAAGACCGTGGCGTAGGCCACGCTCCATGAGACCGGGCTGTCGGAAGAACCGACACTTCCGGTCAGCGCGAAAAAGCATGTGGACGAGAATCCCGAAGTCCCGCATGTCACCTTGCAGACGTATTCTTTCCAGTCGCCCGTCCCGGCTGTCGGGGTCAGCCACTTCTGCGAGCTGCCGGTCCCCATGCTGTTGCTATGGAAGCTGATGTCGCGTCCGCTCGGAATACGCGCGATGATCCTCGCGATGAACACTTTCCGGTAGGCTGTCATGGTCGCGAAATAGAACCCGCCGCAATAGGGCGACGAGCTTCCGGTGTTCTTTATGAGCAGGACATATTTGCTGTCATTGGGCGCCGTAGAGTCCTGCTGGCGGGTGATGGTGACCGTCCCGTTGCCTGAATTGTTATAGACATTTATCCCGTTGTTCCCGTTGTAGAACGTGGGATCCCGGTAAAGCATCCTGCCGAAGGCCATTGCCGAGGCCAGCTCCTGCGCCGTGGTGATCCCCGTCGTCCACTGGGCGCTGACCGATGCGGCGAAGGTGACTGTCCCGGCCGCGTTCCACGAGATGTTGCCCGAGGCGACCTGCCCCGAGCCGTCGTTGTTCAGCTTCCATTTCGTGCCGTTCGTGATGGAGCCGTCACTACCCAGCGAGATGTTGTTCTTCCAGATATGGTTGTGGTCGAAGGCCCACCCGGCGATACGGTTGTAGATCTCCTTGCCGCCGCTCTTGGTGTAGTTGGCCGAGAGGCAGAAATACTCCTGGTGGTCCCACGACATCATCTGGATACCGATAAACCCGGTTTTGACCGTGTTGCCCGAGGCGGCTACCTGCCCGAAGACGATATGCCCGGCATTGCCGCTCTGGTGCCACGTCAGGCAGACGCCCAGCGGTTTGTAGCCGCCCGTGTACCAGTAGCCGCTGCCCGTGGAGACGGAGCGGATCTGGAGCGGCGTGGCACCCGTCGCCCCGACGGTCCCCACGGTCATGTTGTCGCTGCCGATGGTGAACCCGCCGATTTTGCCTTTTGTAAAAGTGCAGCTCAGGCCGTTGATGTAATCCGTGTTGATGATGTTGGACCTGATGCTCCCGGCGTCCAGCTTGGTGGAGTTGATGCTCCCCGCCGCGATACGGTCTACAGAGAGCGTTCCCGACTGGATGCTCGACGCACTGATGTTGACGGCGTTCACCTGCGCCGCGGTCAGCGTGCCCGTGTAGATGCCCGTCGAGCCGATGTAGGTCAGCGGGTGTGCTGCGAGCGTGCTGTCGTTACTCTGTGCCAGCACGATGAAACGGTGGCGGCGGATCTCCTCCTCGACGGCGGCCGTGAGGGTCCGGGGCGCCGGGGCGTTGGCCGTGTAGCTCCCGCTCTGGAAAATCCGGTCCGAGTCGTAGGCGATCTGCGGGGCCGCCGGGATGGGCGACGGGCTCATGGCACTGCTTTCGATGGGTTGGTCGGAATAGAGGTGGTACACCGCCCCCGTGTCCCCTCCGCCGCGCAGGAAGACGGCGAACATGCAGCAGTTGCCGCACAGCTGCGCGCCCGCGAACATCCGGCAGTACATTTCGGAAAGCTCGTAGATATCCCACGAGTAGTTGATGCCGCCCCAGCTGCCGAAGTTGGCCTTGATGAGCAGGATAAGCCCGCCCTTGTGCGTGGAGGTGTTCCATGTGTCGGGAGCCTGCTCGCTGTAAGCCCTTCTGATCAGGATGTCGCGTTTGAAGTTCTGATCGCCGCCCTTGAAGATGACCGGGTAATAGGTGGCCTGGTCGCCTTTCATGACAAGCTTGTAGTAGTAGCGGTACCCGAAGTTCGCCGTCTTGGCCGCCTCGATGTCGTTCTTCCACAGCAGGGACACGGAAGCGCCGAAGGTGACCTTCCCGGCGGCGTCCCACGCGATGTTGCCTGATGCTATCTGCCCCGAGCCGTCGTTGTTCAGCTTCCATTTCGTGCCGTTCGTGACGGAGCCGTCACTGCCCAGCGAGACGTTTCCCTTGGTGATGGCGGCCGTGCCGACTGTCCATCCGGCGATCTGGTTCGTGGAGCCGAGTCTGGCCACGCAGGCCCCGGCACTGTCCGTGGCGTAAAGTCCGAAGTCCGTGTCGCTGTTATAGTAGAGTTGCACGCGTTGTCCGCCGGTGGCACTGCTGTTCGCCCCATAGACCGCGATACGCTTGTTGCCGTTGTCCATGACGATATGGGTGCCGGCCAGCGATGACGCCCCGATGGTCCAGCCGCCGATTTTGCCTTTGGTGAACGCACAGCTCAGGCCGTTGATGTAATCCGTGTTGATGATGTTGGACTTGATGCTGGCCGCGTCGAGTTTCGAGGCATTGATGCTGCCTGCGGCGATACGGTCGGCGGAGAGGGTGCCGGCCGTGATCTGCGAGGCGGTGATACTGCCCGTGTAGATTCCTTCCGCTGTAATCTTCGTCAGCTTGGGATACCCGCTGCCGCCCAGCGCCGTGGTGATGGAGCCGACGGGTGCCGTCCACTGGGCGCTGACCGACGCGCCGAAGGTGACGTTGCCCGCGGCATCCCACGAGATGTTGCCTCCGGCGACAGCCCCGGCACCCGAGGCGTCCAGCCGCCATTTATAGCCCCGGATGCCGTTCGAGCCGATGGTGATGCTCCCCGCGGCGGACGTGCAGGCTCCCGCCGTGTTGTTCTTCGTGCCCCGGTAAAGCGAGTCGCCGTCTACCGTCCAGCCGCCGATTTTGCCTTTGGTGACGTTCAGTGTCAGCGCCTCGATGTTCCCGGCGGTGATAAGGGAGGCTTTCAACGCCGCGGTGTCGATACGCGCCGCGGAGATCGTCCCCGAGGTGATCTGCGAGGCGTTGACCTGTATCGCGTTAACCGTGCCGGCCGAGAGCGTGCCGGTGAAGATACCGTCCTTGTCGATGTAGGTCGCACCGGCCCACTGCAGGCTCACGGCGGGGCCGAACTCGATCTTTCCGGTCGAGGCGTTGTATCTGACATACTCGTTACCGTGGCCCAGCTGCGCATTGCCGTCGCTATCCACGTAAAAGGTCTTGTAGCCCTCCTTGAAACCGTAGATCCCGCTGACCGTCTCGACGGCAACCGTTCCCGAGGCGGTCTTCGTGCCGAGGGCAAACGAGCCCATGGCGACACCGGAAATGGTGCCGTCGCTGTTTTTCGTGCCCGCAAAAAGCTTGGGCGTGATGACCGTGCTGTTATTGATGAGCGTCTTGCCCGTGTTCCATTCCTTTACCCAGTCGAGCATGGCGGTATCGGCCCCGTCCTTGCCCGGTGTGCCAGCCTTGGCCTTCGACCAGACGAACGTCAGGTGATGGATGACACCGGAAACCGTCACGGGGATATCCACCGTACCGTGGTCGGCGAGCGTTGTCGTGCCGGCGGCGATGACGTAGGTCACGCTCTTCGTGCCGTTATCGACGGCAACGGTCGAGAATCCCGGCGGTCTGGCCACCGCACCGATGGTGAACGCCGTGAAAACCTCGTCCCCGCACGTCACCCTGACAGTCGAGGTGAGGGTAATCTCCGAGAGTATTTTCCCAGAAGCATCCGTCGGGAAGACATACTCGCCGAGCGACTGGGTAAGGGTGTACCCGTCCTTCTGCACATAGATAGTCGCCTGTCCCCGGGCGACGGGAATCTTTGACATGGAACCTTTTTCTGAAAGTATAGTGCGGAAACCCGGCGGCGGGTTGCGGAATTTTTTCCACGCAAAGAATATAATTATAAAAAATATGTTATTTTTGTAGTCGGAAATGGTTCCGGACGGTTCGCCGTTCCGGATGAAAAGGGAACCCGGTGAGAATCCGGGACAGTACCCGCTGCTGTGAGTCCCCGAAAGGCCGCCGCAACCTGCCACTGGTGCAAGAACCGGGAAGGCGCGACGACTGGGACGAGTCAGAAGACCTGCCATGACCGTAAAAGGATTTACACCCGCGGGATGAAATCGGGTCGCGATCAGATACGGAATGCCGAAGGTGCATATTCCCCTATTTGAAGACAGACATGGTCCCGTTTCGTGTAAACCTGCACGAACGGGATTTTTTGTGTTAAATAACAAATATGTCTTACATTAAAATGAATAACTT